AGAAGGATAAGGCTTATATGAAGTATTAGTTCTTTTATATACTTCTTTAAACCCAATACCCAACTCTTTAACCAACTCTTGTCCATCTTTTAAAATTCCTAATTTATCAGTTTCTAAATATGGAGTAAAATAATCTACTCTATCAGCGTCCCAATTCCCTTCTCTAAAAGCTTTATCATCTGCATCCCTAAATTCTTGCCTACAATCTGGGTAAATTGCATGATCACCAGCATGTATTCCAAGAGCTATATCGCAAGTTTCTCCTGATTTATTTGCTACTGATAGTGCCACTGCTTGGGCTATAGAAGCAAACATTTTATTTCTATTAGGAACAACTGTTTCTTTCATATTACTATCTTCATAATGTCCTTCAGGCACATCATCTCCACCTTCTACTAGAGCTGAGTCTAGTAAATCTACTAAACCATCTAATTTAATTACTTTATAAGTAACGACATCTTTAGGAAGGTTGTAGATTTTTAATTCTTCATTAAGGTAGTTAACTAATTCTTGAGCCCGTTCTAGCTCAACTTTATGTTTTTGACCATAATCAAAGCTGATACCAACAACATTTTCATATTCTTTTAAACATCTAAGTAGTAAAGTGCTTGAGTCCATGCCTCCACTTAATGAAATCACTACGTTTTTTTTACTTTTACTCATTTTTTATTTATTTTATAACTGCCAGGTATTATTTGGATATAGGCTAATCCTATTTTTATTTTATCTACGGGCTAAACTATAATCTTCCCCTACAGGTCGAATTACTGATATTGAGTCATCTCCAACTTTACATCTACCTCCCTGCTTTAGTATTTTTCTTACTAACCCTTCTTCTTTCTCAGACCAACTTTCACTTAAAGTAATTAACTCCTCTTTAGTGGTTTGTTTACCATTTAAAGTTATTTTATCTAAACCTCGTATGGTTTGTTTTTTTAATGCCATTGTTGTTATGTTTTAAAATGGTAAACCACCATCATATGTATCTTGTGGGAGAGTATCTTCTCTCTCATGTTTTTGGAAATAACTATCTAAAAATTCTTTAGGGTATAGCATTACACTCCCACTGTAGTTTTTAGTGGAGACTTCCCTAGTTTCAGGTTTAACCCTCACTTTCTTTGCAGCGGCATATACTTCTTTACCTAACTCCCCCCCTGCAGGTTTACCTAAGTAATTATATAAACTTAACATTTCATTTTTCATTTTATCTTCTTTTTTTAGTTCTTGTTTGTTGTCCTCTTTGATTGTAGGGACTCACTGGACCCCATGCTTGTATACAATCAGGTTTTTTTCTTTCTTTAGTATACACACCTTTTCTTACCTGCCAATGAGAATGACTGGAGGTGCAGCTAGATAATATTGAAAGGGTAGCTATTACTAATACTGCTCCTATCATTTTTTTTCTTTTTTCCATAAATATTTTTTAAATTATATTATTTATTTGTTTAAACTTCCTTAAATTATGATTAAGTAATTCATTATCTACTAACAATGATTCATCATAGTGGTTATTCATGTTGGATTTTGGTTTATTTAATAGTCCCCCATTTGTGTATTTACTCCCATCTAAAGTAGCCATCACTGGATTGGAGGTGTCTATAGATTCAATACAATTAATTCCTTCATACCAACCAAATTCTTGAGGTACTGAGCATCCTAGTAAATGTACTCTATCACCATCTGTTAAGAATCCTTGATTATGTAATGTTGAAATAACAGATATACGTCCTAATGCTTTTCCTAAATCTTTGTTAGGGTGGGGACATATGTCGTTATAATAAGAAGCTCCATAAGAATATGCTATTTTTTTATATCCTAACCTTTTATAGGCTCTAGTACATTCTATAGCTTCGTGTAGTGATTTTGCTTGAACAACTGCTACCTTTTCTACACCCTCAGGAAATTCATATTCACTCCAAGTATCAGCATTTTCTATTGAACCCACTATATCTTCCCAAACATCTGGAATTATAAATTCATCTGGTTTTATTTCATTTACCCAATGAAGTAGACGTTTGTGATCATAAGCTTCACCTAATTCGTGTAAACTGTTATCCATAATAATATATCTACCTTTAGATTTAGCATCAAGGAAATGTTGTAGGTACTCCTCATCTTGATCTAGAAGGTGGGGTAAGCAAAAATCGTAACAGTTGAATTTATAAGATTGGGAGAGGAGACTTCTAGGCACCTCGTGATTTACTTTTATCTTCTGCATTTGTCTTTAATTTATAACTATTTAATTTGTATCTAATATAATTAAGAGATTGGTTGAAGCCAAGCCCACTTATAATAAATGTGAATATATTTGGGTGCCAATGTTCACCACATAACCCAAAAGCATGTTTTAATATTTCTAACATAATTTAATTTGATAATGGTGCTTTAATTGTTGAGTGGTGTTTATAGCCGAGTAAGACATAATCAAACTCCCCATTTAAAATATCTACATTAGATAACTTAATAGTCGGTAAATCAAAACTATCTCTATTTATTTGTTCTTTTGCTTGTTCAATATGGTTCTTATATAAATGAGTATCACCAAAATTTCCTATTAATTCCCCAGGTTTTAATCCTACTTCTTCACATAGTAAAAGTAATAACATTCCATAACTAGCAATATTAAATGGTAAACCTAAGAATGTGTCTACTGAGCGTTGATTCCACATTAGGGATAACTTACCATTATTTACATAACATTGAAATCCATAATGACAAGGTGGTAATGTCATATCTTCTAACTCACCTACATTCCAAGCGTTAACCATTAATCGTCTTGAATCTGGGTTGGATTTAAGTTGTTCTATTAGGTTTTGGATTTGGTCTATACCAGGTTTAACTAGTTTCCTTGTACCTAATATGTAATTTGTTTCATACTTAGAACCCCACTCTCTCCATTGATTGCCATAAATAGGACCTAATTCGCCCCACTTATTGGCAAACTCATCATCTGTTTTGATTTTCTCAATGAATTCTTCTTGTGTAAATTTTCTATTAGATGACCCGATCACCACCCCATCTTCTAATATTGGAGTTTTTACGCTATATTTATTCTGACCTCCCCAATTTTTACAATAATTCTTATAAGCATCACCATTCCAAATGTTACAGCCATTATCAACAAGATACTTAATATTTGTATCTCCTTTAAGAAACCATTTCAATTCAGTCATTATGGTTTTTATTGGCATTCTTTTAGTAGTTAAAAGTGGGAAACCTTCAGACATATCATGTTTAATCTGCATACCAAATTTTGAGAGTGTTCCAGTTCCAGTCCTGTCTTCTTTTTCTCTCCCATTACATACTAGTTCTCCTAATATACCTCTATAATCTTCATCTAATCTATTCTTCATCTATTAAAACTTTATTATTATATTTATAATTACTAACTACGCTTTTCGTGATCATACTCAGTATAAACATTTAAATTTAAATAATCACCTAAGTAACTATCAACATAACTGAAATTAGCTTTTTCAGTTTCATCATACTTGATGATGAAATTATATTCATCTTTGGTAACATACTCTTTGGTATTTACCAACATTTCGAAATGATTGTACTCTTGGATTGTTTCGTATTGATCGTAATTCATCATAACCTTTATTTTTTAAATTAACAACTCGGCGTCGCGCCTCATTTACCCCATAAATATACGAAAGGGATTTGGCTAAACCAAACCCCCTTACATAAGTCTATAGAGGATTACCCATTATAACTTTTGTATGAACTTCACCACCTATTTTACGTTGGTAAGTCCCATCCCCATTTAACTCTATTTCTTTACCTTTCAATAATCTTCTAATTGAGTCACTATCAGTTACTAATGGAACTCCTTTTGCAGTTAATATATCCTTTAATCTTCCTGAAACTTCAATGTAGTTCCCAGGTTCCTTTAACATTAAAGCTGTGAAATTTACAACTGCGGATTTTGCAGGTTTTGATCCATCATGACCCATTGCAGCAGATTTTGTCCCTCCTGCTCTTTGTTTAGATACCTTAACAGCATCTATATCATCATCATCATCTAAATCTATAACCGTGTAATTAGCACCACCTTCTTTTCCTGTAACATCAGTAGAAGATTTATAATTAGGATTTCCACCTATGTCTTTATAGGCATTGTCAATCATATCAAATATTTCATCTGAAAATTCTTCTTTTTCCTCATCTGTTAGGTCAACCCAAACATTCTTTTCTAATTCCGTATTTTCTTGGAGATATTGGTTTCTAAACCAATTTTGTAAATTAAAGCTCATTTTTTATTTTGTTTATAAATATATTATTTTCTTTGAGATGGTTTAAAGCTCATTCATTACTTGGTTTATGAAATTTTCTAAGGGGATTCTATGTCCCATCCCCTCAACCTGTTCAACTTCTATTTGGTTGTGGGTATTATAACCTCTATCTGATAAGTATCTTAAAGTGGATTTTGGATCAATCACTGTATCTTCCTCACCTAAAACAATTTTGGTTTTACTAGAAAGTGGGATTTTTACATTTTTAGGAAACTTTGGATCAAATTTTCTACTATGTAATGCGGGGTTGAATGTAATGGTGGGTGTGTCATAAAATCCACTTAACATATGAGCTGTATAACCACCCATACTAGAACCAATGATGAGGTCAGGTTCGAAATCTTCCATCATTTGGATTAAATGTGGAAAAATATCTTTGCGGGTGTAATCCATTTTAGGAGCATGAACATAACAATTATCTGCTAAATAATCAACTTTTGGACCACCCTGACCACTTTCTAAACCATGTAGATATAAAACTTTCTTTTTCATATTAACAAACTTTAAATGTTTTTTTAATACAATCGTGAATATTAACTGTTGTAGTTGCTTTACTAGCACCTTGAATTAAAACATTATTACCTTGAATTCTTTTAACTTTGAATGTATCATTTCCAAACCCAAAAACACCAACTAAATCATCTATTTTTATCATAACCTTTATTTTTTAATTATTAACTTGAGCTCGCGCTCCTTATTACCCCGTGAATATACGAACAATACCTCGGGAAACCAAACTTCTTGTGTATTACTTTAAATGTTTTTTTAAATTAATTAACTCAGCGTCGCGCCTCATTTACCCCATAAATATACGAATAATACTTCAGGCAACCAAATAAAGTTGTGGGTTTAGTATTTTATCATTAGGTCATCATCCTTTTTCTTAGGAGGGTTTGAATTCCATCTTGGATTATGTGGGGATGGTGGTGGTGGTGGAGTTTTAGTTGATTCTTTACTTTCTGGGGTTTTATCCTCTGTAGTGGGGGTGTGGGGAGAGGAGGGGGATAGTTCCTCTTCTATAATTATCTTTTCACCATATAAATTTTCTTTGGTTTTTGGTTTTAATTGTTCAAAAGCATAGTTAGCAGCTATTACTAGAGATATTGCTAAAGGATCAAATACAAATATAATAGTCAATAATAAATAATTAATAATCTCATCCATCGGTATACTTGTTAAACCTGATAGATATTTTAAAGGACCTAATTCTCCTGCTACATCACTACTTGTAGATATTTCAACTATTTCATTTTCATAATTAAATAATTTTTCATTTAGATTATCTACTTTAGTATTTATTATATCTTGTCTACCAATAGCTTGTTCTAACTGTTTTTCTAAGGCTCTACGGGTTGAAGATGATGTTGTGGTTACTACATTGCCTTCTGCGTCTGTATAGCGTATAACATTGTTAGCTAAACCAGTTCTCAACTCACTAACGGCGTTATTGATGCTAGTTTTTTCTTCATTATATACCGCTAATTGACTTTTTATATTATCTCTTTTAGTTTCAACTAAAGCAATCTGAGCATCTATGTTTCCGGATGCTGCTGCTGTTTCTTGATAGGCTGCACTTAAAAATCCATAAATCCCCATACTAGTAATTAGTACTAATATAAATGTTGCTATAGATAAATAAACTCTTAGTGTTTTATTTATTACACTCCAATATTGGTAAAGTAACGAAGCTGTAATTAATTTGGCAAATTCTAAAGATCCAGCCATTAATATAACTGCAAATTCCGCCCCAGCAAACAATTTACTTAAACCATTAACCGAATAAAAAGCAGCAGAAGCACTAACCGATAATGCGGATAGTGCTATTAGAAAAGGGAATATTCTTTCTTGGATTTTTTTAAACATAATATTAAGTTTTACTTTCTAAAACCCTTATGCCTATCTATCCGGTCTAAAATTTCATTAAGTAATTCATTCTTAATGAGTCCGGCCATTGAAGCATTTTTAAGGGCACTAATTAGTTGTAACACCATAAAAGGTACGATAATTACTTCAGACAGCCAAGCTGTTCCTGTAAATCCTTTTTCTACCATTAATATCACAGTTAGTATAGCTAACCACACAAATGTATTTCTTATTACCTTTAAAGCCTTATAAGTTTTAAATCCTTCCCTTTTACATCCAGCCCATGCCCCAAATACACCATCTAACCACAATACAGCTACTACAGCTAGGTATTGTTCAAAGTTAGCCATTGATAAATTTAAAAAATAGGTACAGAGATATGTAAAAAATGATGCTATCCCTAATATTATTAATTTTATTGTCATTTGTTAAATTAATTTTTTATTTTCTATTTCTTGAATCATCTCAAAGTGGATCTTAGCAATTCTATCCCTTCCCTCTTCACTTAAAAGGTAATTATAGCAGTTATCACGATTAGTCATGAAGAAGTTTTCTGAGAGGATAGCAGGCATTACTGTTTTTTTCAATACCCAAAAATTAGATTCTTTATCTACATCCCCATCGGATGTATCTTTCCTCATATATTCATTAGGAAATTCAATTTCCGCTTTTTCAGCTAAAACTGATGCTACTATGTCTGATTTGGTTTCACCTATTGAGGTATAAACAGACCAACCATTAGCTGATTCTTTGTCAAACCCATTAGCGTGAATGGACACATAAATACATTTCCCACCTTCATCTGCTCGTTTACGATAAATATCATTTGCTTTATCTGTTCTTTCTTCTAAAGGTATATCTTCTTGTGTGTCAACTAAATTAACACATTCAAACCCAGCATAAGCACATAAGTGCATTAACCTGTCTACAATGGCACGATTAAATTCACCTTCAAATAATTGGGAACCATCTTCCCAAATAGGAGATCGTTTTCCTGATGTTTGATATTCTCCATCAATTATCCCCCCATGTCCGTTATCTAAAATCCAGAGATAATTTGATTTAGGGGTAGGATCATTTGATGTTACTGAGATATTATATTCTGTATCACAGGAAGGACATTTTATGGTGTTTTTCATTTTTTAATTATAGGTTTACGATTTGTGAATATTTTAGTAGCTCCATCTATTCCAAAGCTTCCTAAGGTTACAATTAAAAATGAATTAAAAATGGCATTACTTATAATTAATTCTTCCCCCAACACACCTGTTATAATATCCACAACAGCAAATATTATCATTATAGTAAATGATAGAAAACCTACAATGGTTTTTTCATTATAAATGTTATCGTCTTTAAATATATCTCTGAAAGCCATTATTTTTATTTTTATGTAATTCATGAAAAACTATTAATTTAATGGTATAACTTATTTTATTATAAATATAAAAAAAGAGACACCAATGTATCTCTCTTTTAATTTCTAGTATGTGGGTTTTTGTTATACTTTAGATAACCTTAAAATCCAATTTTTAAATAAATCCCAATTTCGTGTGATGAATACACCAAAAGAAATTCCAGCATAAATTTTATACCCAAGAGTCCAAAGTATTAACCCTACAGTTAATCCTAAAATCCCTTCAATTCCGTTTCCTATTACCCAACTCTTAATTGAGTTAAAGATGCTCTTAAGCTTACTATCTTTTACTACAGGTTTTGTTGGTGTTACTTTTTCTTTTTTTCTTCTTGCCATGTTATTTTTAATTAATGAAAATATTTATTTTCTGTATTTTAGGTTTTTAAATTTACCATTAAGGGATTCAAATGTAGTAGACATATCTCTAGGTAGTAAATCTATACCCATAGCCCACATTTCAAATATAGCTAACATTAGTCCAAAATTAGTATTATAGTTATCATTACTGAATATAGCATTTATTCTATTTTCGAATGAAGCTACTACGTCGTATCTGAATTTTTCGAATAATTGGATTATATAGTCTATGTCATTTTCTTCAATACCTCTACTTCTCCACTCTTTTTTGATAGCATCTATATACCCTTGATGCATTAGATTTTGTTCATCAAAAATTAACTTCTTTAAAGCATTCCTACTCATAGTGTCTATATTAGGAATCTTTATAATGTTCCCCATTCTTTTAGAACACTGGATGACTTTGTGGTTAGTAAAATCAAAACACATAAGTGTTTTAACTCTGTCAAACTTTTTGTCAGTATAAAATTTCATGTTAGCTACCTCATTCCGGACTCTATTCATAGTTGGGAATACGTCGTGGGTTTTTAAACTAAGTATTTTGTTTTTTTTAGGGAGTGGTTTTTTGGTTTTGACTTTATTTACCCATTTTATTATGGGTGTTTTAAAAATCCAGACTGAGGAAACTACAATTAATATAAGACTCAAC